TTGTGCCTGGTGATGCAGACACAACTCTTAAAGTTTGCACTGCACCGCTTAGTGTTTTATCAGCCTCAATAGCGGCTTTGATTGAGGTTGAACCGGATGAGCTGAGTAGCCCATCCAATCTTGATTGCCCATCTTTTTCACTCATGCGCCCGACCATAACAATTATATTGCAGGTTGCAGAGTCAAAGCCTCTGTTGAGTGTGTAATCATAATTCATTGACAATTGACCAATAACTGCAAAAGCATTATTGGTAGGGACATTTGTAGAGTCAGGCACATAATCCATAACACGCAATCCTGTGATAGCTGTAAGAGCTGTTTTAAGATTTGTCCTTACTGTACTTGGGATCATTAGGCAATGGCAATCTTTTGATAAGCCCTAATCATTTGTGATACATCTCTGCCTACTGGGGACATGCGTATTACACCAAGGTCACCAAGACCTAGGACACCGCCCGGAGCATCTTTGCGTTTGTATAAATCAGCTGTAAGAATTAAACAGGCTACATTGACATCACTTGGTACAGATGGCCAGCCAAACTTAGCTGTAACTTGTACGCCGGGGCGTAAGCCGTTTTGTGTTAAGCCCGGAAATATAGGCCAAGTTTCAGTATTAGATACCATGGTCAATTGTGTAAAGGGTCTGCCAAGAGCTGAGGCTGTCAGCGGATCAAGAATAAAATCTGTGTTTAGTGTAACTGTTTTTGAGTAAGTACCATTGCCATCTTCATCTACTTTTACAACAAGACCGCTTGTACCACTAATGTCATCTGTATAAACAAAAATATCTGAGTACGCTCTGTACAGGCGTGTAGTAGCTGAGGTATCTGCATAAAATCTGCGATTAGCAATCTTATCAATTGAGCGTGATGATGACTCAACTAATTTTTCTAATAGGGTGTCATCTGTTGTATCTGAGATAGACAAGTAAGCCTTGATCTCATTAAGTGTTGCGTAGCCGTTTGTTATAGCCATGGCCAGTATCCAAAACCTGTATTGCTCTGGGACATTAAGCAAACTCCAATTCTTAAATACTGGCCATAGTTAGGATCTAAGCCCCTTGGAAGGGTAAGGGGCTTAGAAACTTATAGGTCAAAAGCTAGGTGCAGCCAAGCCAGTGCCATTTATTTGTGCAATTGCGCCTGGGTATCTCAAACTTGTGAAGGCTGACATACCAAACATGACAATGTTGATTGCAACCTTGCCATTTGGCTCTTCAAACTTAACATAAGTAGGTGAGCCAGCTTCTTCCCAAAGATGACACTCATTAAGATCAACCACAAAGATTGTATCTTGATTTGTGCTTGCGCCAATGTTTGTTGCAATGTTAGCATCTGTGATAATTGGCAATCCAAGGATTGAATAACCACTATTGCCGTATGGCGGTGTTCCATTGCCTGTTCCAATTGCATTAACTGGATTGTAAGCGTTTGGTACTACAAGTGGGCGATTTGAACCATCTACTCCAGCCAATAGGAAACCTAAGCGGCGTGGGTGCATGATGATTGCATTTGGATTAGCATAGATTGTAGATTGAATCTGTTGGATTGAATCTGCAATTTTTGGATACAAGCCGGCAACTGTTCCTGTGGTAGCTGTGTAAGTTACCAAAATACCTGTTGTCATACCTTTTAGACCTAATGGCTGTCCATTTGATCCTGATCCATTTAGAAGCGCATCATCAAGTTTTGTGTGATAAGCGCGTAACAAATCTGCTAATACAATGTTTTCAATATTGTATCCGCGTAGTAATGCTTGTTTTGAGATGCTGTTTTGTCCAGCGATTGTGTTCACATTTACTGTGAGTGTTGTATCGTCTGGATCTGTGCTAACTGCGGCTGTGTTTTCAGATGTTTGATAAGCAACAGCTGTACCGGTTGTGATACGGCTGATAACCACTGACATACCCTGTGCAGGTAGTGGATGCTTGCGTGCGGCATCTGCAAACGGCCTACCGGCGCGTGCTAATGGTGCATACAAATCAACTAGATATTGTGGTACTACAAGACCTGCAAAATTACCTGAATCAGATGCACGCTTTTCAACAGCCATTTCTTTTTGATGGCGTTGAATACGCTCTGCCGCATCATAGTCATTTGTGAATTGAGCTTTTAGTGCATCACCTAAGAATTTATCTGCGGTGCGCTCTGAGTAAGTTAATTCTTCGCGTGTGACAGTAAAACCGCCGGCGCGTGTTTCTTTGTTTGTATCAACATTGGCATCAACTTTGGCAGCTAAATCAGCAGCCTTTTGATTGCGCAATTCAATATCTGACATCTGCTCAATTCTTTCATCTAACTTTTTTACTTCAAGGTTTAGTGCCTCTACATTGGCAAGTTCAACCTCTGATAGATCGCGTAGCTCTTCGGCTGCACGCTCTACTGTTGATGAAATAAGAGCAGTCTTTGTTTCACGCTTCTCACGCAGAGAGGCTAGAAATGTATTTGACATTTTTCTCCTATAAATTAGTTTGGTTTGTGAGAAGGTGTGACTCGCTGCAATACAGGGTCAGGTGTTCTACTCTTTATATTATATCTGTTTTTTTAAGTTTTGTAATATTTGTACAGCTGTGTTGTATCTAGGCTTTTTATTTTTGTCTTTATCATAATCTCTATCTTGGTTTGCTATGTTTTCTGCCCAAGACTTACCGGCATCACCGCCCCATAATGCCCACGCAATTCTGCCGTTTGATGGATAGCCATCTTCTCCGGGACTAAAGCCCTCAGCTTGTTTATCTACCTCATGTCTTGCAAAAAAAGACACCATGCGATTAACTGTGTCTAAAGGTAAGTCTTTGCCACCTGCAATATCTCTACCTCTAGCAATACCTATCTCAGTACCACCTCTGCCAAACTCTCTACGCCAATCAAGTCCTCTTTGTGCCTCTGTCCTCATGGCAGCTGTAGGTGTAAAACTCTCGGCTCTAGCTTCATTTTGAGCCGCCCATCTGTTGCAATAATAATCTGCCTGTACATTGGCTTCCCACAAACTGCAATAACCTGCCTGATAAAAATAACAGTTTGCGCAATTGCGACCCTCTGGCACATCTTCACTAGATGCCGGTCTATAGTTTTCAGGTAACTCTCTTTTGCCAAACTCTGCAATGTTTACAGCTGTCAATTGATCCTCAGCTTGAGCTTGAGTTTTGTGACAGCCTATTAGCTCATTGTTTTCATCTTTGATTACTGCAAAACCTTCACAGTCTGGATGATTACTTACTACGCTGTATGGCATCTAATATCTTCCTAGCTTCATCTAGTCTAGGTGTTATTTGAGGTGCACCTTGTCGCACTCCGGCAACTGCGGCCATATCGCCATAAGCTCCAAAGGTTACAAGTGATACCTCTGCTAAATGAGCCTTTATACGCTCCATGACACCATCTGGTCTTTTGCGGTTTTTAATTGGCATAAAGCCAATAGACAATTGATCTAGTGCGCCATCTCTTACTAGCTCTAAAGCTTCATCACCTTCTCTTGTTTTGGAAATTCTAAACTCTGCATATAAACCTTCATCTGTTTCTTTTAAGAGTGTGGCTCTACCTAGCACATTATTTTCTCCATGGCCGCGCAAAAGTTTTACTCTGTGAGGGGCGCGGATTACATCTGCAAAAACACCTTTTCTGAATATCTCAGTGATGGTGTTATTTATACGCTGCTCTTTGTTATATGGGACTGCCATGCCATAGATAGTGCGCCCATCACCATCTGCAAGGCGTAATTCAAACTCAACATTGTAACGCCTATTTTCTATGTCATTGCTCATTGTCAGTTACCTCTTGTATCTGTGCGGTTGCATCTGTTTCAACATCATTTTCGCCGACCTCATAATCCATTGATTCAAGATTTTCTCTCTCTCTGACTTCATCCACAGTTAAAAATCCGCTTGATAATGCTGTTGCGTAAGCCGCATATCTACTAGCTGTATCTGTCTTTAACATAGAATCATACTTAAATTTAGCAGTCTGTCCACGCACTAATAAATCTGAAAAAGCAGCCTCTATTCTTTCGGCTATGGGTTGAATTGAAAACTTGATCAGCTGTAAGTTTTCTTCTTCAACATTGCTATAGGTGCGGCTACTGTTTGGTGCGCCTAGATAGTAGGCCGGTATTCCAAGGATGTTTGCGGCCTCTGTAAGTCCGGCTGTTTGTGCCTCTACTAATTGGCTTTCAGCTGCGTTACTACTTAACACCTCAAAGTCTGTGGATGCGTTCATAACTACAGGTGATCTATTGCGTGATGAGTACATTGACATCCATGCAGACTTAAGAGCATCCGCTTCCTCACTTGTAAGATCTGGATTAGCTGATTTAATTACAGCTGTTGGATTTACTCCGCCATCAAAGTATCTTGCAGCATATTCATTGATAGCAATTTCTTTTCCTAATGATTGTTTTGCTACAGCTAAAATACCTCTACCTACAATGTCACCGGGCATAGTAAAATTTTTAATGTGGAATATTTCGGATCTGTCATAAGTTTTATCATCAATGCGATATACAATTCTACCTTTATCTCTTGTAACTTGTACGCGATCAGGTGCAACAGGATAAAGACTGTCGGGATAGCCATTAGCTCCCGGCTCACCTAACACTGCAATATAATTACCATCCATCAAAAGACCAGCGGCCATTGCAGAAATTGTTTCCATGCGTGTTTCTGTTGGATTAGGCCGCGCTAAAATATTTGGCTTAGGCATAATTTCTTGACCATTGCGGTATGCGCAAAGATCTAATGCGCCAATAGCATCTGCAATAAGTGAGATACCGCGATAGATTGCAGGTATGCCTAATGCAGTTCGGCCATCTACATAAGTACCTGCATAATTGCCTTCAAAAAATCTGCCAACTCTACCAAGTGAATCTACATAGCCAGATGCCGTATAAGCAATGCCGGGTTGTATCTGCCTCTTAAGTAGCTTGCCAAGCATTATTTACCTCTGACCTCTAAAGCAATGCCGAATAAAATTAGAAATACGCCGCCTAATAATACTGCACTAATCAAGTTAATAGATGCGACACCTAAGACTAACAGTAAAGATCCTGAAACTTGTAATATGGTTGATAAGTATTTCATTAGTACATCTTACTCCTTGCCACTGGTCTATCCTCTATTTTCGTCACTACTCCATAGCGTGCCAGTGTTACCGCTACAAGTGGCGTGATGTTTGTTGCACTTTGTCTATTCCAAGCCCATGAGTCACCCAATGGTCTTTTTGTTGATCCCATGATTGCAGCTCTTAGGTTTGGGTCATCTATATGACAAATTGTCCTAGCTTGTACTGCATCATAGAAAGATCCACATGCTCTTGCATAGTCACGCAGATGTATGGCCATGACACCTATCTCTTGTTTTTGCAGCTCCGCTATAAGAGAAGCTGCCGGTGAGCCTGTGTCTATGACTACTTTAGTCTTGTATTTTTTACACAGCTCTACAAGCTTTGGCAATACCCATGATGTACCCTCTTTAGACTCTATAAG